GAAATGGTCCAAATGAAAACCGGACCCGCCTTGGTCGGCGTGCCGATAGCTATGACCATGATGAAGCCCTCGGTCAGGATATCGAGGATGGCCGGCGCGATGGGCGGTGCTGTATTGCCCAGCCCCTGCGTGGTGTTGGCTTGCTGGGTTGGGTAGGGACGGACCAGAACCCCGTAGAGGCTGATTGCCACGGAGTCGCTCTGATCAGCAGCGATGACCGCCCGGACGGTGCCGTTGACGGTGTTCATCAAGCAGCCGTTGCCGTAGAGCGTGATCGGATCGCTCACATCTTGGCGCTCCGCCACGCAGTCGAAGGGATGCGTGCGGTTGATGTCACCAGCGAAGCCGGCACCCATGCGGTAGGTAAAGGCCACATCACGAGTGCGAGCACGGATGACTTTGGGCGTGCCCAGCGCCACGGCGGTGAGGGCGGACAAGAAGGTCTTCTTCATGATTCAGTATTCCTTGTGAATTGGATTGATGACGGGAGCCTGGCCAGGCTCAATGCTTGGCGGCGTAGAACTCCCGATAGGTCTTGTTCAGGTCGGCCAAGCTCGTCGGCCCCTTCTTCGCAGCGCCAGGCAACTGAGGGGCACCCATTCGGTTGGCATCGCGCGTGGCATTGCCGTTGTTGAGCAGCTTCTTGGCGCCAACTGCGGCTTGGAAGAGGGTTGCCACTTGCGTGCAGCCCAAAGCGATCGTGTCGACAGTTTTGACCCCCGAAACGGACTCGATGATCTGCTGGCCCTCGGTGGTCGCATTGAAGGCGTCCAGGGCCTTACGGCGGGCATTGCACATCGCATCGATGGTGGTGGAACGCTTGGCCTTGGCGTCGAAGGTTGGCACCCGGAAGCCTGGCACCAGCACTTCGCAGCCGGCCAGGGTCCCCTTGTACGAGGTCTCCAGCGCGGCGCTGTCGTTGGTCTTGGCCTTGGGGTCCTTCTTCTCTTCCTTGTCGTCGTCCTTGTCGTCCTTCTTGGCAAAGGGATTTTCGTCCTTGGCCATCTCGGGATCAGCTTCACCTTCCGGGTCACCACTGGGGTCCTCGCCGCCAGCGCCACCCTCCCCGCTGATGGCCTTGGTCAGAGCAGCAAGTTGGGCAATGATTTCCTTTTGCCCGTTTTCCAACGAGACGAAGCGGGCTTCGACGTTGGGGTCCCCCGCTGGGCTCTTGACTTCGGCAGCACCGGCCACTTCTTCATCCTGGACGCCGGTGGTGCCGGCCGGAGCCGTGCTGCCGATGCCGTGGATGTGGATGTGGGTATGGCTGTCAGCCGGGCCGCTGAGCTCGCCGTCATCCATGGTGGAAGCATCCGGCTCCGCGAGCTGCTCCATCAGAGCGTCGAGGGTGGCTTGCGCGATCTTGCGCCGTTGGGGTTGGGTGGCGCTCGGCCGGCCCTTCTGAGTTTGCACTGCCATTTGAGATTTCCTTGATGTAGTAGAGTGAGAACGGTCGCCGATTGCACAGCGCGGGCCACAGCGACCCCTCTCGACCAGCGCGATGTGATTTCCAATGATGTTGGTCTGGACTCCTTGTCCTTCCCCTGTTTGTTCGTAATCCGCCTCGTAGCCGGCCGATACTTCCCGCTTCATGGCATTGATGTCCAGGATCATCTGTGCATCAGTGATCAGCAAGTCGGCGAGGATTACATCCGCATCCTCGCCCTCGCCGTGGCGGAGGTTGAAAGCGACCCCTTTGGCCAGCTTGGCCCAGTTCTTGGGATTCACGTCGTCCGGGGGGTGCTCATCGACAACCGGCTTGCCAACGAAGCTGGCCAGGCATTCAGCCCGGAAGAGCTCATCAGCCGTGCGGGTCACATAGGCCACCCCATCGGGGCCCACCTCAATGGGCACCTCGCCGGGCCCGTAGACCATCACGCCGACCCTGGCAATCGGGACCGCCTCGCAGAGCAAAAAGCCCTCGGGGGTCAAACTCCGTCGGGGGCCGATCTGCTCCACGGTGAGGATCTGTTGCAGCTCCGGGGGCTCCCGGCTACGGTCATGCGTGAAGCGTTTGAGAAACCTGCGAATTGACATGCTGCCTCCTTACTGGGCTCTGGTTTGCGTCGCCATCAAGGCAACAGCGACAAATGATCCCGAATGACATCAAGGGCCATCGTCACATACCCGGCATCGTTCGGGTGGGTCCCATCCGGCATTGTGATAGAGCCCGCTGGAATACCGGTCGTGCTGGCCACCCAGGCACTGACGCTCGCAAACACGACGACTGGATTGCCAATGGCCGTCACGGCCGCAGCGGTCTTCGTGTTCTTCGACGTGTTGTCGACCCCCGCCTGGATCAGCCCCCGACAAATGACCTTCGTAAATCCGGCCGAGAGGAAGTTATTAATCAGCGTCTGATAGTCCGCCTGGAAGCTTCCGTCATCCGCTGAATTGATCCCAATACTGAGTAAGGCGTGCTGCCGCAGTGGCACAGGGATCTTCGCTACCCACGCCGCAAAGGCTGCATTGGCTTGTGCGATGGTTCCCCCGGAATTGCCATGCTGCCCCGCTGCGAGCGAAGGAATCCCCACCTGAATACGCTGGATGTCCACCGAGCCCATCGTTGCAGAAGCCCCATAAGTCTGGGAGGCCCCCATTTGATGGACAGCCGTTTTTGCCACAGTTGGCGCCTCGAGGGCGGCCCCGGTCCCAGTCAGCAGGAGCCCCATAACCGGCAGATCAGACGCAGTCACTGGGCTATCGGAAAGGATGATTTCCTTGAACGTGGACAGGCTGCCCGTAATGCCCGTAAGCTTCCTCCAAGCTCTGGCCCGGCCGGCAGGATTCGTAGGACCAGGGCCAAGGGTCACCCTTGTCCATTCCCCGCCATCCACGGAATACCAGACTTCTGGAGCATTAGTAAAGGCGTACAGATCAGTGAATTTTGCCTTGAATGCCACAGAGCCGTTAGAAACCCCCCATCCCCCGTTTGCAGTCGGGCGAGGATAGGTTGGCAGGAAGTTTCCGCCGTATGTCGCCACTTCGGCAAACGTCTGAACCCCAGCAAATGCCGGATCCTTAAGCCAGTAGCCGGACCCCACCACTTCAGCGGTAGGCGCGCCGCCCGTCACGGATAGCAGCGTGCCTGTGGTTGGGGTGTATGTGGATCCAATTGTCGAATTGTCCGGCCGCACGTGAACGGTATGCCAATCATCCGAAAGCCCCGTGAACAGCGTGATCGCCCCTGACGAGAATACCGGCGTTGTATCTGCACCCCCATCGACGCTAACATTCCAGGGGGATACATCCCCGGATTCGCACGAAAGCACGCAGCTCGTTCCCCGGGCCCGGACAAAGAATGCGGCATCGGCCGTCTGCCATACCCTACGTCCTGCCGTCGTAGCCACATCAAAATAGCCAAAGAAGCCGGCCCCAAGATCAGTATCCGTGAAGGTCAGGGCATAGGGGTTCCCAAGTGATCCCCGGTTTTGGAGCCGTCTTTCTCGCATCCTCATGACGTCGCCCCGAACAGGGCCCAATTACCCCCGGCATAAGAGCCATATTCAAAGAAGGCGGTCACAGCATTGGCGGCCGTATTCCGATACTGCATCACCCGCATTGCGGTGCCCACTGCGGGGATGTCGTTGGCGACTGTCGTGGATCCGGTTACCGTAACCCCGGTAACCAGATTTTTGATGTAGTAGTTAATGACCCGGGTGCCACCCCCAAGGATCTCGACATACCACTCATAGACGTCCGCGAGCGCCGAATTGGCAGGGAAGCCGGCGCCGCCATTGAGCGCGATCTTTGTGGCGGCGCCGGATGCGTCATTGCTGATGAAGAACAACTGCGTATCCGTAGAATCCGCGCCGAATCCGGCAATATTTGTGAATGCGCTTGGCTCTACCGTCGTGACGGGGGTGATTGCATTCAGACCAAAGAAAGTACGGCAGGCTGACGTCCCATCCCCGGGGATAAAGAGGCCCCTCCCACGCGCCGGGAGGTCGGTCAATGCAGTTGGTATAACGACGGCTTCGGATCCCGATGGGGACCCGCAATACGCATTTGTGTTGGCTGCGCCCGTAGCCACGGTCATGCGGTGCCGGTTCGGACGATTCAAACCGGCCACGGTGGCGCTGGTGCCGGATGCCGCGGTCCCGACAGCGCTCTGACCACCAGCCCCGACACCAATAGGCGCGGTTGAGCCACGAGCGGCGGCGTACATGAAGCCCTGCCCTGCGAACAGATCTGGTAGAGAAACCGCGGCCCCCGCGGCCGGATCAGTGGTGCCAACGGTCCAGGAATCAGTCCCCTTCCTGGTGGCTCCCACAATCTTCGTAGCGGATCCAGTGACCGTTTTGCCATCGGGCGTCGCGAGGGTGGGGACCCCTGAGGATCCGGTGGCCGTGTGCACTTCAGCGAAGTCATCGGTCACCCAGCCACCAGCCGCATCACTGTCAATGGTCAGCGTAGCACTGGCCCCATTGAAAATGATCTGTCGATTGCCATGCGTCGCACGATTCAGCGTAGTCGCCCCGGTCAGCGTCACCGGGGTGAAGATGGTGGGCTTCGCGTCGAGGGCTGTTTGCAGATCCGTCTGGGCCGACAGGGTGCCCGTGATGGATCCCCATGCGCCGCCACCCCCGCCTCCGGGGAAAGCATGTAGGCCCCCGGACAGGTCCTGAATCTGGGTAGGCACCCCACCACCATCGAAGACGATGCCAGCCATACCAGCCGAGCCGGCAGGAGGGGTGGCAAACAGTACCCCCATGGATCTTAGGTCCCCGAGCAATGGGTTTGTGTAAGCTGACATTTTTGGATTCCTCTCAATCTGGAATGACTGGATCCGGGTAGCAGCGGCAATTAGGTCCGCAGCCGGCGTGATATGGGCCAAGGCCCTTGTCCGTGACTGGTGGCTTATCCCACCTTACGTATTTGCCGTTCATTTCCTTGTGGGTTGGCCGCACATCACCATCCCCGGAAGAGCGCCAGATATAGCCCTCGGAGCCGACGAATGTAGCGCGAGCTTCCGTGAGCGTCGAGGCTGCCCTGGCCACCTCCGTGCGGGCGATCAGCGTTGCCTTTGACTTGCTGACGTCCTCTGTCTTCATGATCTCCCGTGCGATGGATGCAGCACGCTCGCCGGTGCTCAGGCCCTCGATCGTCAGATCCTGCACCCGCTTTGCGGCATCGAGTGGAATGGATCGGATCAGTTCCACCTGATCGGCCATCAGCATCGTGAAGACCTGCCCTGTGGGCGCGTAGGCGATCTCCATCCGCAGGGCCTTGCCCATCTCCTTGCCGGTTTCCTTCCAGGCCCGCTCGTTGCGGCGGTTGACGTCAGCGATCATGTACTCCGCCACCGACCTGGCCCAGGGCGTCAGCAGATCGCTGTAGCCAGTCAGGGCCTTGATCAGGGCCAGGGGATCGGATGGGCCGTAGCCCTTGACGATATTCCCGATCTCCCGTGCAACGGCCCTAAGCTGGGAGCTGTAGCGGGACTCGACGCCTTTTGCTGTCTCCCACCGGCTTCTTTTCCCCTTGCGGTCCAGCGGCATTCTCGGCTCCCTTTTCTACGGCGCCTGGCGCGCCAGGCATCCCCAGGCCTTCGGCACCAGGGGGCATCATTTCACTCATGGGGGGCTGCACCTCATCATCCGCGGAGGCGATCATTTCCTCCGTGATGTTGGTGAAGATCCCGGTCACGCGCGAGGATTGGCGCAATTCCCTCAGCGCCGTCTGCCGGCCAATCAGCCCGGCCTCGTGAGCGGCTGCGATGGCTTCCCCGTTGGTCTTGGCAATGGTTGCCTTCTCCGAATCATCGGTGTCCCACAGGCTGCGGAACCCAACAGCAAAATTGTCCGGGAGCTGGATCCCTTCGCTTGCAGCGGCTGCCTTGTAAATCATGGTCGCGCCATGATGGCAGGTAGCCATTTGCTCCTGCTTGATGCTGTCGTAGTACATCTGCATGTCCGTATCGCCCGTGCTGAAGCCGGCCGGGGATTGACCGAAAAGCCTGGCGAGCGGAATCTGCAAGGCACCGGAAAGCTGCTGTCCAAACTGGGTCAGGGCATCGGATAGCCCGCTGAATGCTGAATGCCCCTGGATCTCGAATTCGTCTTCCCCGTCCAGGAGCGTGATGCCCTCGATCGACTGGAAGCGGCGCATCATCTCGACTTGCTGCATGACCCCTACCATCGCCTTCTCATTGCCGGCAATGATTTCACGCAGGCCCTTGATCTTCAGCGTGCGCAGATAGCTCTTGTAGACGAGCTGGGCTGCTCCCGTACTGGCGCTGTCGAAAGCCACCATCCTGTCATAGAGCCTCTCAAGCACGGAGATCCCCCACAGGTTCTCCGTCATGCGCTGGTTGTATGGCAGCTTGATCCCTTCATGACGGATAGCCACGCGGGAATGGTGAATTGCCTGCCCGCGCAGGGCCGGCGCGTTCGTCTGAACCCGGTAGTACTTTGGCAAGCCAAGGTGGGGGCCAAACTCCGTCACGAGGTCTTCCAGCGTGGGCTCCACCATCCAGCGGTCAAGCGCCAGGAGCCCCTTGAACTGGTCCTGGCCAATGGTATCCAAGCGCAGCGGCGTGCGCATGTCCTGCCCATCAATCAGCAGCACCCCAATGCAGCCCCCGTAAAGCCGACCCCACTTGATGGTCTCGTTGATCGACTGCCACACGGCGTGGCGAGCAACGCAGTGGTCGATCTTCTCCTGCTCGTCGGGCTGAAGCTCCGTGGTGTAGTCGATGCCGGCCCGGGTCATGTCGTTGGCGACGATGTCCACAGCCACGCCACCCAACCAGCTCCCACGATGAATCCACTCCAGCATGATGCGGTTGCGCGTGATGGGGTTGAAGCCGTAGCTACTGGTGCTCACGGCATTGTCGGCACCCATGCCCATGCGCTGCATGAAATTGACAAAGGAGTCTTGCGTGACCCCTTTGACTGCCGCACCTTCCCACGGGAGAAAGGCTTTCCTCCCTGGTCCTGCTTTCAGGGATGCCCGCAACGAGGTGTCCGCCTTCTGTGCATCCCTTACGGATGCCTTGATCGAGGTTTTCATTTGGCCTTGCCCAGGTGAATATGGATGTGCTTCCCGCGCTGCTTTTGGTCCCTGCCCTGAACCCCAGGGGCCTCGGTGGGGCCGGCCCACTCATCGTTCTTGATGAGTCCCGCCTTCACGGCCTGAAGGTAGACCGGCAGATGCTTGAATGCTTCCAGGTTCGGCACGATTCCGTTAAACGCCTTCGACTTGTACGGCGGAAGATCCCACGACTGCTTGGTCCAATCAGATTGTTCCAAGCCGTCATCAACCAATAGCGTTTCCATCTTCATTCTCCTTTTCCTTGGGAACGGCTACGCGGGCTGGGCCTGACCTCGAAGCGCGGCGTGAGCAGTTTCGGAAGCCTTTCCAAGATTCGCAGTGGCGGACGCTTTCATTGCTACTGCCGTCAATGATGAATCCCCGAGAACCACCACCTCATGTTCCTTGGCGCAGCCATAGCCAGTGCGGTAGGTGCTCAGAATGTGGGAAACCGGAACCTTTGCAAGTAGCATGGTCGCCCCACCAGATTCAGCAAAGCTCCGGGCCGTGGTTAAATCCGCACTAAAGGAAGAAGCGGGTTGCAGAGCCATATTGACCTGTCGGGGCTCCCCGCTAAACTCGGTCGTCATCCCACGGACAAGACTCAGCTCCTTAATCCCCTTCTCTGCAAAGAATTCCTGCGTCTCGTCGTACTGAGCCTTGACAAAATCCTTCAGGGCCTCGTTGAACTGCTGGTTTTCTTCGGCAGTGGACAGCGGCATGCGGAGATACTCGGCTGCGTCCTTCCTGATTTCCTCCGGCGACTTCTCCTTTACGAGGGTCATGCCCCCATCGACAGCGTCTTTCAGACCAAAGGCTTCCTTCACTGCAAGCTGCATCGCACAGGGAACTGGATGCCCGTTCCCGGAGGAGTGGGCCCACGAAGAAATCAAGCGCTCTTCAAAGGTCTCATCCCTGGAGAAGCTCGTCTCGTACTTGTTCTTCATATCCTGAAACGACTTGCTACTGGCCAGCCTTTTCGTCATAGCAGCTTCGACGGCCTCCTTCATCTTCTTTGCGCTCGCGGCGGCCCCACCCAGGAGTGCCCCCTTGGCCGCATGCATGCCATTCACAAAGTCAGACTTATCACCCCCTGCGAACTCCTCCGGGGAAATCGTATCCGCCACCTTCGGCAACGTCCTGAATCCCGTAGCGGGGACTGGTGCTGGTTCCTGCTTCTTCGGCACTTCCACCTTCGGGGCTGGTTGGCCGTCTTTCTTCACCACCTGATATTGCCCGCCCGGGAGCTTGACAATGTCCAGCGTCCCCTTAGCCCCGGCTGTCTTCTCGTTCTTGAACATCGAGATATAGGCCGAAAGGTTCTTCGTGCTTTCGGCTCCGATCGCCTTCGCCAGCTCGGGCAGCGTGAATGGGTGCCCACTGCTAAGCAGCTCGTGCACCGCGTGCTTTGCGTTCTTCGTCTGCGAGGTGCTTGTGGGTTTGGCACCCTGGGGTGCTGCGCCGCCCCCACCTGATCCGAACTGTCCGTTGTCCGCCCTGGGGTGCTTGCTTTCCTCCCAATTCGGATCGGCATCCCCGGTCTTGCTCTTGCTGACAATGAAGGCAAGCAGCTCCTCGGCAAGCTGCTCGTAATCAGAGGCCGTGATCTCGGCAGCATCCCTGGTCTTGCGGCTGGGCCAGGCCCTCTCTAGATGCACGTGAATGTGACGAGCCATGATCCCTCCAGGCTAGATCTTAATTCTCTCTAGCGGTTAGGCCCAATTTCTTGAGCTGCTCCGGCGTAATAGTGATGTGGCCGGCCTCGCCATTTGGCTTGATGCCAGCTTCCTTGAGTTTCTCCATATCTGCCTTGCCAGAGTAGCGGAGGTGAATATGGGAACCCGCCATGTAGGCCCCCATGGTGCTGGAGGGTTTACCAGCTCCCTTTCCGGCTTCCCCTTTCCGGCTTCCCCCGGCCGATCCACCACCGGAGCCAAACTTACCGTTTTCAGCCCTCGGGTGGTCGGACTCGTTGAAGCTGCCGTCGTGAACATGAACGTGAATGTGACGAGCCATGATCCCTCCTGATCAGGTTGCTTGTACGATGCCGGCGGCGTTGGGGGTCACGGTCAGCGTGTTGCCGTTGGTGGTGGCGGGAATGTCGGCCGGCGTGTTGTCCCCGAGGAAGTGGCCCAACAGCGGGTTGACCTTACCATTCAAGGTGCCCAGGTAGTAGAAGTAGCCGTAACGCCAGGCCGGGATACTGCCCCCCGATGCTGTCCAGATCACGGGATCGCTTGTGAATTTCACCACGCCGGCAGTCTGGTTCAGCACCACATTTGCCAGTGCATTGCCGCCGGTGACGTAGCCATTGCCGTTTGCCACCTCGTTGGTCAGATCCGCCAGCACTTCGTTGGTGGCATCGTTCGGCGCGAAGGTGCTGGTCAGCAGCAACAGCCGGAAATTGGCGGCCGTGGCGGCCAACAGATTTGTGGCATTGAAGAAATTCAGCTTTGCGAGATTGGGGAAGATGATGTTGCCAGCGGCCATGATGGGCTACTCCGTGAGGGTGGGAAAGGTCAGTTGGGGGACGGCGACGTTGCTCAGGGCATCGCGCATGGAGGCGAGCACATCCTCCAGGGCGGAAATCCGGTCTTCCATGCTGGTGGCCCTCTGATAGGCCATGACATCGGCACCGCGAAGATCTTGCACGGCAGCCACGAAGCTTTCCAGCGGGGTCAAGGCCACATCCTTCTCGTACTGGGCGCGGAAGGCCTCAGCCGACAGAATAGCCACCTGGCCTGGGGCGAACTCAACCAGCCAACTGGTTGCCGGGACAATATGCTGGTTGCCTTGGCTGTCCAGCATCCCCTGCGGGCTGTTGTACGGATTGGCCTGGGCCATGACTTGGAGAGGGAGACGCTTGAAATTATTCATTCCTTCTTCCTTATTAGATGATGTTGAAAATTCTTCGGCGGGGATACTCGAAGAAGAACCGAACCTTTGGTGGCGCTTCCAGCACGAGGCCAAAGCGCTTTGCGTGGCGGTACGTGGAATAGGCCCGGGTCAGCACGCCGGCGGAGCGCTGAAGCTGAGCCCTCCAGTTCTCCAGCGAGTGATTGCCTTTGTTGATGTTGCACAGGTGGCAGGCTGGGGTCAGATTCTCGAAGCAATCCCGCTCGGGATGATCCATGCCACCGGTCGCCACCCACTTGGTCCGTCGACCGACCCTGACCCACTGCCCCTGCCGGCCAAGTGGCTGCACGTGATCCGCCTGCCATTTCTTGCCCAGGCGCTCCCCGCAATAGGAGCAGCGGCCCCCATAGCGCTGGTAGAGCGATTCGCGTTCCTGGGCCTTGCTAAGGGCCTTGGCGGATGCCATGCTGGCCCTAGAGCAGACTGAGCAGAAGCGTGGCTTCCGCCTGCCGGCGCAACACAAGCCCCGGCAGAACCTTACCCCCACCATAGACCCACTTGTTGATCTCCTCAGCTGCACGCCGCCAATCCCCCGAGTTAAGGCGCCTCTTAAGCGTTGATTGACCAAGCGCGTTGAGGCCGAGGTTGAAGGCAAAGTCAGTCGTGGCTATCTGAGCCTCATCCGGCAACCCTGGGCAGTGCCGTTGCACCCCGGGGAGATAGACCCGGATGATCTGCTGGATCAGCATGTCTTCTGCCGTAGCCACGGAAATGGCTGGATCCTTTAGTTGGACCTTCTTGCCATCCAGATAGGACGTGGCTCCGTAGCCGATGGTCGCCACGCCAGCCGGGCAGTAATAGGGCCGAAGGCGTAGGCCTTCGAAGCGGCGGCAGAGTTCCGCCACCCCTTCCACCACGGACGGGATGTCAGTCGGCATTGTTGCTCCCCTGCCCACGATTTGCGGGCTCCCAATCATCATTGGAGCGCGTGGCTGATGTGCACTTCTTGCGCCTGCCAGCCAACAGGTCGAGACGTTCCGCCATGTGCCTGCCCAGATCCGTCAGTTCCTTGGCTGAGGGCAGATTGGTCAACATTTCCTCCCACGCCAGTTTGCGCTCCAGTTCCGCCTTGGTCAGCACGGGCCCGGCTACCGGGCCCAACGAATCGCGCCACTTGTAGATCCTGCTCATGATTTTTCTCCAGGTTGTGAAACCCTATCTATACCGCTACCTGCCCAGCCGCTCCCACATGCCGATGGCCCCGCTCCGCTGGATGTAGCCATCCAAACCATAGCGGATTGCATCCCAATGGTGGTTGTGCTTGTCGATGATGACCGGCAATACCAGCGGCTGCCCATAGGCATCGAGCTGGAGCTTGTCCGTCTTATAGCGGTAGAGCCTGGCCTCCTCGGCCGTCTTCACGCAACGCGGATGGATAACGATCTGGTGGAAGCCCTTCAGGTGCGTGATGCCATCCTTCACCGACCCGTCCCACTTCTCGGCGCCGCTAATAGCAAAGCCCTTGCGGGCAAGGTAGCTGTTGGTTTCCGGCCGGGCGCAGTCGGCCTTGATTGGCCAATTACGTGCGCCTGGAATCGAGTCGTAGAACTCAGGCAGCTCATCTAGCTCCACGCCTACACCATGCGCCTCGTACTCGATGAAGAGGCGCCGGCGTGGCACTTCCTCCCCAGGCCACTGATGCTTTTCCAAGATGAAGAAGCGATTCAACGTAGCCGGATCCTGCGCAAAGCCGTGATCGGCCCCAAACATCAGCCGGTCAGCCTTCTCCCACAGATCATCGGGGAACTCGCGCACGATGGCATTCTTCGAGAAGATGACCGCATTGCTGATCTTCAGCGGCATCCCCAACCAGATGTGCTCGTAAAGCGGATAGTCCCGTTCCCGGTCCCCTTCCATCTCCATGCGCAGATTCACAGGGAAGTAGGGATTCTCGTCGTAGTTGATCTTGTGGCAGACGACCCAGGACTCGTAGCCGCTCTGGCGAAGCAGCTCGCTGTCCACGTGGCCGCCTGGGCCAGGATGCACGCAGCGCCGGTAAGTGGCATCGTCCTCGTCGACCAGGTTGAAGCTGACCCAGATCTCTGATCCTGGCTTACGGATCGTAGGAATCAGGGAGCGCCACGAGGATTCACTGATTGCTGCGGCTTCTTCAGCCCAGACAATGTCGATCCCTTCTGTGGAGCGGAAGCCTTGCTCGTTCCCGTGCAGCCCTTTGAAGATGAATTCCGCACCAGCCCGGCTAGTAATGCCTTCCTTCGTGACGTGGAACCAGCTATCCATGCCCAGCCGGGTAATCGTGTCCTTCAGGATCTTGTGGCTGCTGTCCTTGATGGATGCTTGGAATTCACGCACGCAAAGCACGCGCAGTGCATGCGAGGCAGTCAGCCGTATCAGAGCCTCGGCGAAAGCCCAGCTCTTAGCCGATCCCCGGCCGCCCCAGTAGACCTTATAGCGGGCTTTCTTGTAGTAGAGATCCGAAAGCTTATGTGCCCGATTCAGGACTAGGCTGCGCTCGTTGTGCTCCGGGTCAAACTCAGGCCTCGAATCGGATTCTTCGGCGAGTGCCTGCTGCTTCCTTAACCGGCTCCTCCTCGCCTTCTCCATCATCGCAAGCGCCATCCTCTGCTTCGGCGGAAGCGCATTTAATGATCTCGTCAAGCTGGTCATCGGTAAGCCCCGCAATGGTTTCTACTGTGGATAGCCTCGGAGCAAAGTAGGGTGCTGCGGCCTTTGCTGCATCCTTCACTTGCTCAACATCAAGCGCCTTGTAGACTTCACGGAAGATCCGATTACCTTCCTGATCTACCGAGCCACTATCCTCCATGATCCTGACTGGCATCCCACGGGCCATACGGAGCAAGATCTCGTGCGGCAATTCCCCCTCCTGCTTAGCTGCTTCCCTCGCTTCACGTTGCAGCTTATTTACTGATCCCGGCTTACGTCCCTGCCCTCTTCCCGGACCGCCTCGTCCAGTAAGCACCGGCTTGGTAGATGTTTCCATTGTTACCCTATCTTTCGCGCACTAAGATCCCGTGCGCTGTAGTGTATTGTTTAGCAATTTAACTAGCTACGTAGCTAGTTCCCTTTACGTAAAGGATCCGGTGATGGTCCCCGGCTACTGCACTGGCCGGCATGGAGAATCCCCATTACACCACCCCAGTCTGATCCACCAAGGGACCATCACAGGATCCTTCACTGACTTCTCTTGCGATTTCCATTTTCGAGATAGTAAGCCCTCCTGCTTCTGATCCAGCTTAGGTAATGCCACGTCATCCAAGCGGCTACGGATCCCCACGTAATTACTGAAATCCCCGCAAGGACCAGCAACCAGAGCCACAGACTCATCGTCTTCCCTTTGGATGAATGCGCTCGATCCGCCAAGCACAATAAAAAAAGGGCCGCATGTGCGGCCCTTTTGGTAGGTTCCCCGATCTTCCTATTCTGGCAGCCCCATCACCTGGAAGTAGCGGACGAGCACTGATGACCAGTTCTCCAGATTACCGTGCTCGTCATCGGCCACGCGCAGCCCTTCCAGACTCTGGAAGCCCACGTCGCTGATCTCGTCTTCGTTGCTCTGTATGCTGTGGACGGGGGCCAGGTCCCAGAGCGCTACGAGGCCAAGATGAACCCGGCCTACGGCATCCTTGTTGTCCACCAGCAGACCAATGCATTGTTTCTTGATGACTTGGAGATCAGGTCCGAGCTCTTCGCGCACTTCCCGGTTGATGGCCTCGCCGAGGGTCTGGTCAAGGTTGATGCTGCTATCGATGAAAACACAATCCTCTGCATCCACATGGCCGCCGAAGCCAATGGAGCTCTTGGCATGCAGGCGCGATTCCCCACCGGCCGGGGAGCGCACGTAGCTCAGCAGCTCGCCGCGCCAGCGAAAAACCACGTAAGGAATGATCTGCCGAAAGGCATCGTCCTTCTCCAGTATCCCACGGGGGCCAAGCCACAACCCAGCATCATTAATGCGATGGAGGGCCGTAGCAGCATTGCATGACACCAGGAAGGCCTCACCGATGCGGTGTCCGTATTGGGTCGCGAGGAGGTTCAGGTACGGGGCCTCTGCGGCCAAAATCATCTTGTTCATGTTGGACATGTTGATTCTCCAGGGGGTTATCGCCAAGGTGGGCTCTATAGATATACCGGAGCCCACCCAATGCACCCTACTGCGAATAGCAACGAAGGCTGGATCCCGTGACCCCAGTAGCTGCGCCAACGTCCAGATTCACCACGTCGCCTGTGACGAGACGTCGAGTGACTGTGATCCCACCCGGGCCGATTGCTGATCGACTCCCGGTGGATTCAACCCCCACGCGCATGGCTGCTGTGGCGCTCGTCTTGATGGAGTTGTTCAGAAAGGCAAGATCCCTTACTGCAAGCTCCGTGCGCAACGTGGCATCGGCGGCCTCATCCTCGAAGATCGACGAGTGCACCTCGATCGGGCCGTGGCCTGTGCGCGGGCGCGTAGCAAAAGACCCATCTGGGTCATACGGCGAGCGGGCCGTCTGGTTACGCGTGATGGCATTGTTGGTGACGCGCACGTTCCGGGGGCCAAAGGTCTGGTACCCACCTTCCCTGGCAATCAGAATCGCAGCTCCTAGTGGCGTGTTATCGATCACGTTGCTGTCAATCGTCACGTCGCGCCCACCGATTACTGTGATCCCACGGCCCCAGTACTGGGCGGACAGGTTATTGCCGGATATCAGGATATTCTGAACGAGCCGGTTGTTCACCCTGTCCGCCCAGTTTGCACGCAGATCGGCGGCCGTATTCAGCGCGGGTTCCCCACTTGACGCATAGCTGACCACTGCGATCATGTCGTCGCCGTTTTCCCTGACCGTGTTCCCCACCACGCGGCCGTCCCGAGATCCCCCCGTGATGTGGATGCCATCGGATAACGTGCGGACCACAGTATTGCCGGATACGAGGAAATTCACCGCCCTGAGCAGCATGATCCCACCGGCGCTTGCGGAATTCTTGTCAACCGACCCATCTATTGGCGCGATGACATTGCCCACGATGGAAACGCTGCGGACAATCTGCTTGACCCCGGCAATCTCTTTGTAGACCGCGATGCGCGCGTGCCTGGGGGCGGACAGCCGGGTCGTTGTGACGGCCGTGAAGCGCAACCCGTAAACCCCGGTGAAGTCGGCCTCAATCGTGATCGACATGCTTTCAGGATTGGTGGCGTGCAGCGTAGCACCTGGGCCATAGAGGTAGGTGCTGATCTTGCGCATATAGATCTGACTGTTCATCAGATACTGGCCAGGTGGCATAACGAGCGTCCCGCCCCCATCCAGAGCACGTTGCAGCGCCGCCGTGTCATCGATCCCGTCATCCGGGAAGGCCCCGAAGGTGCGCACGGAGACCGCGCTGAGGGGTGGCGAGGTGCTAGGCGTGCACGTCTGGGCCTGACTCGAAAATGCCAAAAACAGCGCTACCGCTGCAATGAGGTGTTTCATTGGTTGTTCCATTGTGGTGTTGGGGCTCGTGCCAGGTGGAGAAAGACCCCCGGGTCCGAAGCGGCCGGCCGTTAGGCAGGTGGTGCCCGGGAGGGCTAGTTAACAATGGAGCGGCCATCCGCTTGCACCTGGTGAGCAAGCGGCCCCGTTTCTGCCCCAGGCCGGTCTGATCAGGGGGAGTCACCCAACCAGCCGTTCACGGCAGCTCCAATCACTGCCCGGGCGGATAGCCAAGCCTGGGCAGGAAGCAACGAAAAAAGCCCGCGGAGGGCGGGCTTTGAAACTCGAATCGGATCCGATCGGTGGTTTTAACGCATCAGGAACCCTCCAGTTTGATTGCCCCTTGGCCCTGGGGTGAATGCTGGCCAATATCAAAAGTGGCCCGATATTAGCATGCACTTGTCAAAAATCGCAAACCCGATCCCGACGCCAGGCCAGAATCACTCGAAGTCCGTGCCTGCGTGGGTCTTCGCTGACCCCGCAGGATCAGGTACCCCCATTGCTCCATCCAGGCGCTTTCTAGCATCGGCCCCTCCCCGGATTTCAAGACTTGGCTGGAGCGATTCCAGCTTTTGAATAGCTGTGTCCAGAAACTGACGCTCCTCATCCGTGATAGGGTGAACCCCACCGTGGCGGTAGGGCCGCGCCATCAAATCCCGTTGACAAGCGCCTGGACGAGGGGGCTTCGGCAGCTTGATGCACTCCGTGGGGTGATCAGGCTCATTCACTGCGCCCGGCGCCGCGCGCTCGCCACGCTCGCTGCCATCCGGGGCCACATCAGGAACGAAGGTTTGGTTCATTTCTTACCTTCCAGTTAATACGTCGAGCCGACGATGCCAATCACGTTAAGGATTTCATCCACCTTGCAGATTCCATCCCGCAAGGTATCGTAAAGAAACCTTTCAATGGGCTTCTTGTGGGTTATAACCGTCTGGGGGGTCACGCCGCAGGCATCCGCCAGCTCGGCAAGCACCAGGATCTTCTCTGGGACGAAGAATCGCTCCACCAAGGCCATGCGCATTTGTGGCGGGGTGCTGAGCCCCTTGCGCCCCTTGATCCTGGACAGCTCCGCATGGTCCTTCAAGTAGGCGCAAATATGGGTGATCTCGATGGACCATACCGGATTCTTGCGGTAGCCAGAGCAGCACGGAGCGCGGCAGGAGCAAGAGAGCTTCCATTCCTTGTACCTGGCAATCACGCAAGCCTTCTGAATGGGCTGGAGGTGGTCGAGCTGCTTGGCAATCAGTGCCGCCTGCCCGGCCCCGTCAAGCCCCCTGGGGATCTGCACTTGACCCCGTCTCAGGTGCCCAGGGCTGACCGTGACCTTGCTCCCATCTTCCATCTCTACCCGCAGGAGCTGCCCGTCGGCCATCATTCTGTTCATGACCGGGCTGGGCGGACTGCTCGTGAAATTCAGAGCGAAGCGAAGCGCCCCTGCCGTGGAATCGAAAAGGGGCGTGTCCATGCTCAGACCAGGTGGCTTGGCTGGGTCGGGGCGAATCCTGAATCCCATTCCGATCGCAGATTCGGGAAGCGATCCAAAATCACCTTCCTCAGGTCCGGCTGCTTGTAATCCGGTCCCTTTATCCACCTGCCT